CAGAACACGGTCGGGTCTGGGATTGATGTCCTTGCTTCCCCGCGCTTGCCGGGCCAAGCGATCAACCGCGACCTGGCACTGCAGCTCGATGATCTGTGGGACGAATGGTGGGACCGTCCGGAGGTCACTCAGACGCACGACTACGGCGCATGTCAGCAGCTGCTGGCACGGAGCTGGTTTCGCGATGGCGATGTGTTCTATCAGGACCTGATCGGCTTCGTGCCGGGATTGGCGCATGGCAGTGTCGTCCCCTACAGCATCGAGATGCTGGAGGCGGATCTGGTGCCTCTTGAGTTCAGCGACCCATCCCGAAACATCCTGCAGGGCGTCGAGAGAAACGCCTGGGGCCGCCCTGTCGCATTTCATGTCTACAAGCAGCACCCGGGTGATCCCTTCGGTAACCGGCTTGAGACGAAGCGGGTCTCTGCCGACTTCATGCATTGCATCGCCAACCTGAGCCGGCTGCACCAGGTGCGCGGGCTCAGCGTGTTCGCCAGTTCCATGTCGCGCTTCGAGGATGTGAAGGACTACGAAGAGTCGGAGCGGATTGCGGCCAAGGTTGCTGCGTCGATGACCTTCCAGATCAAGAAGGGCGAGGGCAGCATGTTCGGCGGCGGTGACGGGCTCGGTGGTCGTGTGCTGATGCAGGACGGCGCTCCGGTCCGCGAACTCCGCATGGCACCAGGCGCGATCTTTGACGATCTGCTGCCGGGCGAATCGATTGAGAGCCTCAGTTCCGATCGGCCCAACCCGAATGCCGCGACCTGGCGCAAAGAGCAGTTGCGCGCCGCCGCCGGCGGTATCGGTGTGAGTTATTCCAGCCTCTCGCTGGACTACAACGGCACGTACTCGGCTCAGCGACAGGAGCTGGTGGAGAAGTGGGGCAGCTACCTGATGCTCGCCGAGCGTTTCATCGCGATGAGCATTCGCCCACAGCGGCAGCGCTTCATCGAAGCGTGCGTACTGGCAGGCAAGGTCAAGTTGCCGCGTGGCTGGACGCTGCGCCACTTGGCCGCGTCCACCTACGTGCGGCCTGTCATGCCGTGGATCGATCCGCTGAAAGAAGCCTATGCCAAGGGTGAGGCCGAGGACCGGGGCTGGGTCAGCCCGCAGCAGAACATCCTGCAGTACGGAAACAACCCGACCGACGTGCTGCGCCAGCGAGAAGACTGGCAACAGCAGGCCGCCGAAATCGCGCCGACGGCGCCCAATACCAGCGCAGAGGCCCGGGCACAGGTGCTCGGCTCGCTGACGCGCGATCTTTCCAGGAGCGAATGACCATGCGTGGAGTGAGCCTGTTGGCAAGCGCCATCAACCTTTCCATCACCGCCGACGCTGGCTCGGATTGCCAACTGGGGCCGTGCCTCTTCCAGGTGCACGCCGAGGCTGACACTGCCGAAGTAATGATCTATGGCGCCATCGGCGGGTACCTCTTCGAGGAATCGGTGTCCGCCCTGGATCTGGTGGAGG